TATATGTATTACCACGAACCAATGTTAATGTAGGATTTGCTATTTGATTAATTGCCCAACTACTTGTTCCATTATTAATAACACGATATTCAACCGAAGTAGCAGTATTTTGTGCTACAACAAAATTGTAACTACCATTACGCACTAACGTCAATGTTGGGTTTGCGCCTTCATAACCACTAAAAGTATAAGCGCCGTTAGTACGAGTAACTGTAAATGTTTGTTCTGTTGATATAGCAGTAGGCGCCACTGTAACTAAATCTGGACCGTCAGGTAACCAGTAATACTGGGCGTAATTATTAAACTTGTCAAAATCTACAAATGGATCCCACGAATAATATTCACTTTCAAATAATCTATCAGCTTGATCAACAATACCACCTTGTGTGCTTAACGCATCAAGAATTCCAGGATAAGTGATAACATCATCAATTTTTAAATTTATTGGATTAAGAGAAACAACGCCTGGCTCGAGTTGATAATCATCACGAACTTTAGTAGGTTCAATTACATAATTGTCATTGGCATTAACTCCAGGCCCAACTTTACGACCAATATAACCCTGTGTTTGTTTATAAGCTGGTTCCTGAATTAACTGGTCAAGAGTAGCATTTAGAAATTGCGTGTTTACCGGAGTTTGAAATATTTCTGGTAGAAAATCAACTGAACGAATTTTTGTGGCCATTAAATCGCTCCACTTCCTGGCGCTGTTTGTAAATTAGTACTTGTTAATGAATTTATTACTTCGATATCATTTACTGTAGCACCATTTACAAAAATTTGATATGGAGCGCATTGTATTTCATATAAGTCGCCAAAACTCTTTTGTGGATTTAACGGGACTAAAACTACAGAAGCTACATAAGTGCCTATTTGTGAGTGAATATACGCTGCTAATTCACTAAAGTAAAATGTATCGCCAAAATTCCAATTAGCAATATCGAAGTATGCGTTCATAGTAGCCAATACAAGATTACGAATTTGATTGTTACTAGCATTAGTGTTAGCCGCTGGGATAACTTTTATAATTGCTCTTAATGTTTCTGGCGCTTTGCTACCAAATAATGGTAAAAATTCTACACTATTAAGAATCATGTTATCACTAATCATTTTATAATTTTGCAACTTAGCGTATGCCGCTGTTAATTCATCAATAGTTGGTGGCAACGGCTGAGCAAGTGTATTTGTAGTATCTTGTATCCACTTTGAATATGCTGTATAGTATTCTAATGTTACAACATATAGATCAATAATATTTGTACTACCAGGATCAATTAAATTAGTTAATGCGCTATTATGTCTGTACTGGAAATAAAGACTTTGGCGGCCTGTTTCTGCTACCCACCCGCTGGTTGAAGTTATTACTCTAGTTCCTGAAAGCGTTATTGTTAATGTATAAAATGAATCTTCATTGTATGCGTAAAATATTTGCCCTGTTGGATATTGCTCTTTGACTTGCTCTATCTCTGCTAATGTTGGCCAATCGGTCTCAACAACGCCAGCTGGTTGTAATATGTATCTTTCTAAATTGTCAAAATCTGTAGTAAGTTGGAAAAACACATAGGGCTGTGGAGTAGTTGTATCTGCTGGTGAAACCCCAACAATTTCTTGGAAAAAATCTGGATCTACCGGAATGCCTGTGTTATTATCTTCATACCCAACTAATACTTGATAATCATCGACTAGTCCATCAGTCTGTACAGGTTGTCCAATAATTTTAAGAGTAAGGTCTTCTAATAATGGAGAATTACTATATGGTTGACTATTTGTCCTTAATACTTTAGTAAAATCTGAAATAACTGTGCCGGTTCGACTGTCATAAATTGCTTGGTCAGTATCAAAGAAAAAGCGTACCTCTAGTACACTACCAAAATAATAATCAAGGCTACGAGATACTACTGTATATTGGCTACCGTCAAATGTAGCTTGAATTAACCAGCTAGCATCAAGCATACTACCAGAAGTATTGCCCGCATAAGTCTGGCTCCAAACTGCGCCAGTATCAAGATTTGCGGCCGTAATTAAATACCATGTATATGGAGTTCCTGTAATTGTGCCGGTGCTATCATATCCTAATCCAAAATTTGCTTTCAAATATATTTGATTAACAATTGATTCTTTTAACGCAGTAGAAAACGACGACGCAAACAATGGGATAACTTGAACTGCTATAGCGCCAGTTGGAACATAAGTGTTTAACACTACTGGTCCTGTACCATTAGTTAAATTACCAAGGCCACCGTTAGTACCGTTGCCGTAAATTGCTGTTGGTGAAGCCCATATTACTAAATGATCGTTGTCAGCTGTTGGTATGCCTGGTTTTAATTCATTAGTAGCACTGAAATAATATCCTGTTGGAGGTATAAATTTAACCAAAGAAGTTTCTGTGATAAACTTTGCGTTGTTACTTACTGTTGGTCCAACTGGTACTGGTGTCCCACTACTGTTTTCAAAATATCCAGTAGTTTCATTTACAACTGTAGTACTCTCTTGCCAAATATAATTTAATGTCAGTAAACTTGGACGCGGGAAATATGCGTAATAAAATTGTCTTAATGTAGCTTGAATTAACAGTGGAGTGATATCGTTCGTAATAACGTTGTTAATATCATTGGTTGTTTGATACGTAAAAGTAAATGCTGGTGTGTTATTAACATACCACAATGCCCCATCACTACCAAACACATTTGTCGAGGAGTACTTACCTGTTGGATCAACTAGATCTAAATATCGGCTGGTTCCAATGGAACTACGATTAAGTGCTGAACTTTTAACAATGGAATTATAAGTTGTAAACGGAAAATTTGTATAATCTTCGCCGTTGACCATACGATTCTGTGTATAGTAACGAGCCGGTGCTCGTTGTTTAATCTGTTCAATAGTTTCGCGAGGGGCGGCATTAGTTACAGGCGCGGTAATACCACAATTAAATGTAATAGTTTCAATGGTGCCAGCACGACTAACATAAGAAATAGGTATTGAAACAGATTGCATATTTTCTGGATTAATAATATATTGTAATCCATTAGATGCGCGAACATAATTTCTAAATTGACCTACTGGGATCGCTGAAAATACATTATCACCAAATACTAATGTAATTTGATCATTAGTGCGACTTGTTACAGAGTAAACTGTTCTTAAATTTGGTGTCATTTGTTCAACAGCCGCAGCAAACACTGACTGGACCAACGTCCAAATTTGTTTAACATTGCCAACGTTATCAAGTTGATATAACCATACATCAGTATTGTTGACACCTTCAATATTAATATCGACTGTACGATTAGAAATACTTTCTGCTAAATTAAAATCTTGATTTTGTAATACACCTTGTTTAAAATAAAAGAAATAACCAGTGTTAGCACTTGAATAACCTAATTGATCATTACGGAATAGGACATTAAATTGTCCATTAGGCAATGGCGGTGGTTCATAGATATAAGTTTCTCCCAATGAAGTCGCATTTACTGCTTCAAATGGCATGTTAACACCGTTGATAGTAGCAGTATATGGAATTACTGGAATATAACCAGGAACTAAGTTAATTGTATATTCTTGTGTGTCTACGCCAAGAATGTTTTGATTATTACCAGGAGAACCTACATATTGTGTGTCAACCAATGACGCATTAATGATAGCTGTAAATTGTTCTTGCCAATCAAAATTACTAGGATCGGCCCAATTAATTGTAATGTTAGCAAGGTCTACCCCGTTATAATCAGTAACATTTTCTGTAGTTTGGACTGAAAATACTTTAAGATAGCCGTTAGCTTCTGTATTTCTTTGTGGTGTATAACTTACTAAATTAGCAAGTTTAATAACACTATCACGACGTTCTGCTGTATCAATATAGTTTTCGCGAGTGTTTAAATCTGTGCGGAATGCTAATGCTTGACCCATAAAAGCCATGACATCTAATAAGGCAATAAATTCCGACGATTCAATATAATCGTTAAATGTTTCTGGGTAATACTGGCGCAAATAATCTATAAAAGTCTTGCGTAAAGTTTCAAAGTCGTAACTTTGAAAATCACCTTCGCTATAGGTTTGATAGATTCTTTTCCAATCTTCAACTCCAAATAGTACGGTTTGTCTTGTTGTTTTCGCCATGGTCGTTCCAATGTTACAAGTATTTATACAAAAATTAAACTGGGTAGTTTAAGTTAAACGTAACTTGCAGAACGTTGTTGCTCATTAAAAAATATAGATAGAATTTGAGCTGACGTGGTTGCTACTGTTTGCAATTCTAATTCTAATAATATGCCGTTTTGTTGGGGGTACATATTGACATTATTAAGATATAGCCTAGGATCTGCGCCAATAACTCGTTGGACTTCTTGATATACAGCCGTTTGGAGTTCTGGGGTTTGATTTTCAAACAAATAAGCCCATAAAATAGTGCCGTATCCTGGGCGGCCGACTACTTCGCCCTGCCTAATGTTAAAGGCGTTTAGTAAATCTTGTTTTATCAATTCATAATCAACAAGTGTAAATGTTTTATTTTGATTGATTGTATTAAATCCGATGAAGGTTGCCATATATTATATTTATTCTACCTAATATTAACAGCTTTAGACAGGATATTTTGCCCAGCCGCTTGAGCTTGAGCTAATATATTGTTAGATTGATTTAAAACATTAGACACAATGCCTTGTCCGGTCGCTTGAGCTTGAGCCAATAAACTCTTAGCTTGATCAATATCTGCTGTAACACCTAACGAAGCTGGCGAAGGGAATTCATACACTGGTGGCGAAATTAATGGAGATCCTATCACTCGGTTTACAGCAGCATCAAGGACCGCTCGATCTACTGTATTTGTAAACGCAGGAGCTGACTGAACGCCAGCAACTAAACTACTTAAAGAAAAATCACTAAAATTAACACTAAATTGTGATGCCTTACCTAATGAATCCAGTGCACTAGTTAAACTTGTTTGTGCTGAATTGAAAGCAGTTTGGGCTGAATCAGTAATACCCGATGCTAGCGATCCTAAATTAGAGCCAATACTTGTTAACGCAGAAGTTGCACTACCAGCCCATGCTGTAGCTAGTTCTGTTCCGTACTTACTACCATTTGTAATTAGTGCTCCTATGTCACCACTGAGTGTAGACGATATTGAAGCGATTGTTCCAGATACATTTCCACCTGTTAGCCCTGCTGCTAGACCAGAAATTTGTGACACCGCCGACCCAGCAGATGCTGTCAAGTTGTTTAGTGTGCCGGTATCAAAACCAACTGCGCCAGTTGATAAACTTGATAATGCTGAACTATATGACGCAATAGCATCTGCGCCAAGACGTTGAATATCTGCTGGTATATCACCAAGATTTAAACTACTTAGACTTGAAAAAGCGTTGCTAATTGAACTACCTACACTTCCTAATGTACCTACCACATCGTTATATAACGCCGTAGTTGATGATCCAGATAAGAATCCATTTATACCGCCGTTTAGGCCAACAGATAATAATGCCAATGCCGATGTTGTTGCTAATGTGCCAGCAGTATCGTATACTTGGCCGTCGTTGACTGTAGCGGCCGGAGTAGCCGATGCTGGCGGAACAATAGTTCCGTTAGATACCAATTGGCTGTAACTTTGTTGAAATAATTTGTCCTGGATAGTATTTTGCAAATCTCGATTTCCTAGTATGTCATTAACACTAGTTATTCCGTGTAAGCCAGTCCACGGGGCTGGCGATTTCATAACTTCAACAAAATTATCAGGATTAGTTCCTGTATTTGGATCTATTCGACAATATCTTTGAGCATACCCTGGCTTCCACACACCAGCTTGTTCAAGTTGTTGTGCATTTAAAGCATATACACCAATACCATCTTGCGATAAAGTATCGGCACTAGCATTTGGATTTTGATTGGCAGTTGTTGCTAATAATGCTTGAACTTGGGTAGGAGATAATGACCCAATACCCGATGGTCCTAACCCTACTCGACCAGTAGGACTACTAGTTACCTGAATATAATCAGTTTGGTCGATTGGATTTTTAACAGGAACTTGTGCTAGAGTAGACGGTAATGTTGCTACAATCGGCAGCCCTGAAATAACTGCCAGCAATGTTTTATCATCTACTCCGGCTGTGCCCCTTTTTAATCGAGATATTCCAAATTCGTTAAGTACATCTTGTGGATGTGTAAGTCTGTCGCCTTTTTTATATCCAACAAAGGTACCAGCAGCCACTTGTTCATAAAAGATTTTATCTGCTTGTAGTTGTGTTGTACCTGTGGCCGCATTTACTTGATATTGCGAGCCTGACGGAAGTGTATATTTAAATATTGCCATGTTAATTTGTTTTAGTAATAGTAGTACCAGCTGGAATACTAGGTGCTCCAGGCGGAATTGTATTTGGGCCGTCTGCTAAATTAACATCATTTTTTACTCCTCGGTTATGATACGGCCAAGGTTCGTGCGTAGGAGCTCGAGTAACAATACTTTTTAATTTGCTTGAGCCTACATTCCAGCCACTGCTAGCTTTAAATGTGCTATCCGGCATAGTATATTCAGTTAGTGGCGTGGGGACTTCAGCAGTAGGAGCAGATCCAGGATTTAACTCTATAGTAGACCCTTGTAGTGTCAATTGACCAGCTGAATTCCATGATCCACCAACACTATCTAAAACTAATTGGCCATTACTTTTAACATTAATTTTTGCTTGACTAAACAATGTTAGCGCAGCTTTGCTTGAACAAGTAAATGTTTCTTCGGCTTCAAATGTAATTCCTTTTTTACTTTTTATGTTAATATTTTCACCAGCAAAAATATTAAAATCTTTGTCTGCATGTAAATTTATAGTACCTTGTGTTCTTAAATTAATAGAATTTGTTGTATAAACATCCAATGTACCTTCTTGACCAAACTCCAGCCATACCTGTCCATTAGCATGAGCAATATAAAAACAGTTTCCATCATCTGACATTGTGATCTGATGACCTTTAGCTGATCGAATTCGTACTAACGAATTTTTTCCACCAATATCTCCATCGTCCATTACAAAAGAATGGCCGCCTTTTCTGCCAACAACATTAACTGCTTCCGGCGGAACCGATCCAGATGCTACTTGTTGTTGAATAGTCGAGTCTTTTAACCCGCCTTGATATACCGGGCGACCAGGTGTACTAAAACCAAAAGTATTACTAGGACTTTCCCGTTGACTAGATGAGCTTATTGATCCGCGAATTGGGTCATCAACTGTGCCTGCTTGAAACAATACGCCAGCTACATAACTATGAACTGGTTTTTTCTGATTAAAAAATTGTGGATTTTCGTTGATGGCTGTGTTCTGTTCTGCATTATTAATCTCAGTCACAGGAAGTTTAGGGCTTTTTCCAAAGTATGTTGATTGATTTTCGTTTTGTGTAGCTGCTTCAGGAGCCGCCCCAATGGCCGGTACCATATGATTTACACCTTGCGGTGGCACAACACCTACATAAAAACCTTGATTGGGATCACCTGCGACAAAGAAGCACAATACTTGGACTCCGATGTCAGGTGGACTAAAACTCATGCCATAACTTTGTTGATTATTAGTGGATCCGTAAGTACCTACGCCAGCCGATGTACTTGTTTTTGGTGTCGCTCCACCAAAAGGTGGTATGTAACTAACTGTGCGCCACAATGTTTTATTTGTTTTATCCCCACCACCAAACTGTTCAATATAAACTTGTACACGACCACTACGAGTTGGGTCAACGTTGTTTACTATTTCACCAATGAAGGGACCAAAATCCGTAGGAGTGCCTCCGCGGTCAAATTTATACGGAGCTGATCTTCCTGTTGTTCTTTGTACGTTAAGTGCCATTATGCGTCCTTAGCTGCCATCGATTGTGTTTCTGTAGTTATCCGTGTTCCACTCTCAGTAAAAACAACTGTTTGTCCGTTTCTTAATGCTTGTGATGTGGCACTTGCAATAGCTATTGTCGATCCAGTGTCTCCAAATACTTTCACTGCCGCTGCCGCATTTTGTGGCGGAGTAAATCCGCTTGTACCAGCTAATCCAGCAAAATAATCAAGGCCGCCGTTACTTGTTGGCGCTTCAGCAGGAGTTGCTGGTTGTATTGGCGGTGTTCCAACTGATGTAGCAGAGTTAGGGGCTGCCACTGGAGTATTATTAGGCTCGCTGTTCCATAAATTTGGATTAAGTTGATCTGCTAAACTAATACTACTACCGTTATTATCAGTGGCTAAATCAGGTAATCGTACACCTCCTTGCGGTTGATTTTCTGCTGGTTGTTTAGTATTACTAGATCCAGATGGCCTACCAGTTACACTAGCTAGCTGTGTTGGATTTAAATTCTTTAAAGCATTACCTTTTAATTCTTGCGTGAACTTGCCTTTAGAGAATGTACTTTTTACTTGAGTCGCTGTATATGCCGCACTAGCCTGTGTAGGAGAATTTGCTAAATTATTATTGTTACCTTGTGTACTCGAAGCATTTACTTCCATTAACCCTGTTCCACTGTAAGGGCCACTCGTTCCGTTACTATAGTCACTAGGAGCATTCCAATTGACAGCAAATACTACTTGTTGAACTTCGGGGTTTACAGTACCGTCTGCATAAAATCCGCCAAATTCAAAAGCCTTAGCGGTAATACCTTTGGGTTCGCCTTGCACTAACCAAGCTGGATCTCCAATAATTTGTAAGGTTATTTCACTTTGGTCATCAAAACTATACAAATAATCAGCTAGTGTACTAGCTGGATTGTTTGCTCCATTTTCTGCCTGCTGATCACTTTGTGCTGATCTAGGAGATGGTACATTTTTTGGCAATCCTATCCCATATCCCACAGAGTTTGCTAATTGATTACCAACAGTTTGTTTTCCTTGGGTTCGAGTTTTATTACTTAATACATTTATATATTGATTATTATAGTTTTGCTCGTAACCTAATACTTGAGTATTTTGTCCTGTAAACCAATAGTTATAAACTTTTTGTACCCCGCGGAATTGTGCTTCGGGAAAATATTGACTTTGTGCGTCGTTTAACGCATAAGTTGATATTGTATATGTAATTTTATAAGCATAATCGTTTCGTTTTTTATCTATCTTAGGACTATTAGGTACCGCATTAACTGTTATTTTAAACCAAGTAGTTGTTTTATTAGTTGTAGTAGAAGTACTTGGTATCGAATTACCAGTAACTTGGTCTTGTGTTACATTTAATTGATCCGTAATGTAACGACTATTACGCATAGTTAATTCAATGAATTGTATAATTTGTGTACCTTGGGATACTGCTATATTTTTACCTTTGGTATTAAAAGTATTAGTTTCTGGAAGTACTTTACCTTTAGCTGTATCAGTTTGTTGGCTTGGTGCTAATTTTTTATCACTAGTGCCGGGCAACACAATTCCAGAACTGGCAAGACTTGCCGGGGCAAATTCTATTACATATTCATTAGCATACTCCACTGTACCTGCTTTAACTAAACTTTTTTCATAGGCATTTAATGCGTCACATAAACCAGTATATGTAAATTTGTTGTTTCCAGTAGGCGCGGCAGTAGCTTTTTCCGGGGCGGCTGATTTATTAGCATCTAGGCTGCCAGCAGACCGTACACCAGGACCAAGACCATCTTCACCAGCATAATTTCCAAACGCATCTAATATTGTTCCCATTTATTTTTATCCGCTTAATAAATTAAACGCCATTCCTTCTTCGGTAGTTAAATTAATATCAGCTCCAGTTGCCATGAGGGCTGTAGGACTAACTTGAGATTTTATCGACGGTTGATTAGTTGATTCTCTGCCGGTATCGACATCAGGAACTGCAGACACACCAGTACCAGCTAATACATCACTAACTGTTTCGCCAGTAAGTTCTATATTATACGGAATACTAGCAGTTCCTGAAGATTGACCGTATTGAAAATGTTGCGGCATACCTTTAATTTGATATTCGATTGCTCTATTTGCCATTTTAAAATGAAATTCTGATATTCCAAATGGGTAATATCTTGTTATTGCCGCGTTAGTTATACCAGGTGTCGCGCCCGGTGTGCCTGTATTTTTTGTTGGATCTGTAATTAAATGTCCGTTAATATCCCATCCATAAAATTTAACTACCATAACATAAAATGCTAGATTATTAGCCGCTGTGGTTTCTTGGTACAAATCACGCACAGCATTAGTAAGATTTGGCAGAAGCGTTAGTCCATTTGGTTCTGTTACCTTAAATGAAATTTCAGTAAGTGTAGATGGGCCTCCCCCGCCCAATACTGAAGTAACTTCAAAATCATCTATGTAGTAATCCAATGTAAAATATTTGTTACGACCAGAAACGGCCGAAGATTGTTGATTGGTTAAATTACCTTGCGGTGATACTCCGGCTTGTTGTGCAGCCGCGCCACCACTTTGAACTAATAACGACCATTGACTAATATCAAGTTTAGACACATTTGTAATTTCTTCAAATTGTGTTGGCTTTAACAAATACCAGCCTAAGTTATATGTATAACTAGCATATTGATCTAATATGTTTGGTTGTGGCGTAATTAAACTTCCAGGATTTGTTCCAGCATTTAATAATGCAGTAGTTCCCGAGGTGGTGTTGGATAAGCCAAAGTTATCATCGTTAGGAGCTGCCGCTCCAGGTTGTGTTGCTGCTGTTAAATTTTGAACAGTGGATCTACCGGTTCCTGTTATCCCAGCAACAATATTGGCATTAAATCCATTATTAGGATTATTGACATCAAACCCTAGACTTGTGCCTATGGTCTGATTTGGGGCAAATAATTGAGAAGGCGTTGATTGCGTTTGTTCTGTGGTTCCAACCTTTGGATTTTCAGCTTGCCATGCATTTAATTGATTTGGGCTTGGTGAAGTGTCTGATAAAATAAAATCGCCGGTAGCTTCATTAAAATATCTATACTGTCCGGTAACGGTGTCTGGTCCTACATAACGACCAAGATTATAATTAGCCATTTTATAAACCTAACGCAGATTTAAGTGTAGTAATTTTTGGCAAATAAATTTGAGTGCCTGCTTTAAAATCTAAGGGAGGTGCTGTTAATGTATTTGGATTGCGCTGGTAAAATACCCACCATAGATTACTATTATCATATAAGTCGTGTGCTAACAAATCTGGTCTGTATTGATATGTCGCATTTATTGTAAAATATTGATCGTCAACTAATTTTGGAATAGGACGATTAACCATTACATCCAAAAAATACTGGCTATACTGAGTCGTATAGTATGGACTAGTTTGATTATAAGAGGCTGACATTACCAGAACCCTCCTTTAAGTTGATTTCCATTAGCAAATTCTCTGAGGCTAAATTGCTGACTTACTTGTTGGCGAGTATTTACTGGTAACAATCTAATGGTCATGTCCATTTTAGTTGGTACATAAGTCGGAGAGCCTTGTGCTAAATTTGGCACATTTGTTGAACCAAACGGAGTATTAGGTATAGCACCTTTAGTAGTAAATGCGTTTGCTAGTCTTTGTATACTAGAAAAAATATTATTAGTCGATACACTTTGCTGTACATTGTTCTGCGATGTTAAATTAAGACCAACTTGATTAGCAACTTGAGCTCGAATATAGTCTACATCTTCAGGAAGGTTATAACTAAAATCAGCAATTAAACAAGGATGGCGATTAAATTGATATTGCCCCAGTCCTGATAAAAATACTAATGGCGGAGGACTACCTCGTTGAGCATCTTGACCGTAAAACATTTTTGTAGCACTACGGAAAAAATGAATTACCGCTAGCAAATAATTTGCTTGTTGTGTATCTTGTGCAGTAAAATGTGCTGTAATGCCAATATCGCCTACTTGACTATTTTGATAAAAATAACCTCTAAAATTAGCGTGTGTTAAATCATAAGTTGAATAGTTTGCTTTATAACTAATATCAATTTTAGGAGTGTAGGGGAATATAATGCCATTAGTAACTTTTAATGGTTGCAATATTCCTGGTTGTGGAGCATTATACAAATAAGTTGCTCCTTGTGCTAGACTTAATTTAACTCGCCAGTCACCGCTACCCGATTCTTGCCCTAATTGTACTGCTCGCACTGGTTGTGCTCTAGCATTATCAATACCGCGTTGAATGGTTGATGCTAACGGACTACCAGAAGATGTACCTTCGCCTTCATCTACTTCAGCTGCTCTATACAATACCCCGTCTTTAAATGTATTACCCAAACTATCAGTAGTAAACCCAGGTTCGCTATCATCATGATCAGGAGCTTGGGGAGCTCTATTAATTTCACTTTCAGGTACTATTGTTTCGCCTTGAGCTAAACTAGCTTCTGGGTCTACAGTGGGACTAACTGGAGTCTTTTTGGCTAAAAAATTATCAACCCAGACATTGTATTCAGCCTGAGTGACTTCTATTGATGGGCCGGTGGGGTTATTAGGGTCTGGTATGAACGGCATTATTATTATCCTGTACAATATTTATGGTTTAGATAATGTGCCCATATTATGTTAAATAGGTTGACAATAGGTTGACTTATGTTATAATAAATAATCACTCAGGAGATCATTTAGTGGCCACAGCACCCGTAGTATCACAAAGAAAAGTCATTTATCTCAATAATAGAGATATCCTAAAGCAAATACACCTAAGCAAAAATACATATTGTACATACCTAGATCCCGTAAACGATCATCAATATGACATTATTTTGCCCACGGTAGAGAAGATTAATCAGCGCACAGTAGCAGAAGCTAGACGAAATCGCGCAGATCGTATTAAAAAAGAAACAGGTGTAGTTACTGATCCTAAGAAGATTCCTAATACAGATTTAGTGTTTAGAATTACTTGTTGGGAACATATACCCATGGCTCCTAAAAAAATACCAAAATCTGCTACTACAAAAAAGAAAAAATTAGACGATATTTTTGAGCTTAATTTAATAGAAGAAGATCCAGTATTAGATCTTCCTATCCCAGAAGATGCAGATTCTGCCACAGCAAAATATGTTAGACTTCCATTCCCGCCATTTTATCATTATCGATTAGATGATAAAAAACAACCGTTTCTCGTGGGTAAAAGTCATTGGATGGGCGATTTGAAAAAAGGCGAGTTCAGCAAGGATCACGGTAATATGACACGCACTCTTGCTAATATGTTTATTAAATTATGCGATAGATATGCTACCCGTAGTAACTGGCGCGGTTATACTTATAACGAAGAAATGCGTGGAGCGGCACTTGTACAATTAAGTCAAATTGGGTTACGGTTTGATGAAAGTAAATCACAGAATCCATTTGCTTACTATACTGCCGCTATCACTAACTCGTTTACTCATGTACTAAATTCTGAAAAGAAAAATCAAAACATCCGTGACGATATGTTAGAAATGAACGGGCTTAATCCAAGTTGGACTAGACAAGCCGCTGGTAAAAAAGATCCAAATCTTAATTCAGTTGTTACCAATATTGACGTTTCTGAGTACAATACTGAAGAATAACCAGTTTAGTTGTAATCTACAATCTAGAAGTGTATAATCAAGGATATGACAAATCTATTCCGTAAAGTAGCAGTTTGTACTGACCTCCACTGGGGATTAAAGTCCAATAGTCTAGTACATAATCGTGATTGCGCAGCATTTATTGATTGGTTTATTGCCAAAGCTAAAGAAGAAGGTTGCGAAACCGGTATGTTCTTAGGCGATTGGCACAATCATCGTGCTAGTATCAATTTACAAACATTACAATTTAGTGTTCAAGCATTAGAAAAACTATCAAAAGCATTTGATAAGTTTTATTTTATCCCAGGTAATCACGATTTATACTATCGTGATAAACGGGATATCCACGGTGCTGAGTGGGCCAAACATATCCCAAACATTATTATTGTTAACGATTGGTTCAAAGAAGGAGATGTTGTTATTGCTCCTTGGCTAGTAGGCGACGATCATAAAAAATTACAAAAAATGTCAGCCAAATATATGTTTGGGCATTTTGAATTGCCACATTTTAAAATGAATGCCATGGTGGAAATGCCCGATCACGGAGAAATTAGTATAGACAGTTTTGGTGGAGTTGAAAGTGTATATTCTGGGCATTTTCATTTGCGTCAACAAAAGAAAAATATTACATATATTGGAAATTGTTTCCCGCACAATTTTGCCGATGCTGGCGATAGTGATCGTGGCATGATGATTAAAGAATGGGGCAAAGAAGACCAGTACTTTGCTTGGCCTGGCCAGCCGTTGTACCGTGTTATGAAGTTAAGCGACGCCATCGACAACGGTGCTAATATATTTGTACCTAATATGCATGTTCGTGTTGAATTAGACATTGATATTAGTTACGAAGAAGCTAACTTTATTAAAGAAACATTTATTAAAGATTATAATTTGCGTGAGATGGCGTTAATACCTAGTAAGAAGACTGATATTAACACTGATTTAGCTCCAGGAGATGTTAAGTTTGAATCTGTGGATCAAATTGTAACCGATCAGCTGACTAATATAGCATCAGAGTTTTATGACAACAAGTTATTACTAAAAATTTATCAAAATCTATGATACAAATAAAAAATTTAAGTGTTAAAAATTTCATGAGTGTGGGTAATGCTACACAAGGAATTAACTTTGATCGACAAGACTTAACCTTAGTTCTAGGCGAAAATATGGATTTAGGTGGAGATGGTAGCAGAAATGGTACTGGTAAGACCACTATTATCAATGCGTTAAGCTATGCTATGTATGGCACAGCATTAAGCAATATCCGCAAAGATAACTTAGTTAATAAAACTAACGGTAAAAATATGTTAGTATCGTTAGAGTTTACTGTTGGCAATCAAGACTATAAAATTGAACGAGGGCGTAAACCTAACTTCTTAAAATTTTATATTAATAATAAAGAAACCGAAGCAGACGACAATGCCCAAGGCGATAGTCGCGAAACACAAGATGCTATTGAAAATATTTTAGGTATGAGTCACGATATGTTCAAGCATATCATGGCGTTGAACACTTATACCGAACCGTTTTTATCATTAAAATCTAATGATCAGCGTACTATTATCGAACAGCTACTTGGTATTACCATGCTATCTGAGCGGGCTGAAAAAATTAAAGAATTAAATCGCACTACCAAAGAAGATATCACTAAGGAAGAGTTTAGAATCCGTGCTGTACAGGATGCTAACAAGCGCATACAGGAACAAATTGAATCTTTAAAGCGCAGACAAGGATTATGGGTAACCAAACATGAAGAAGATATCAAAGAACTTGAGAAAGCACTATCGTCGCTCCAGAAAATTAATATTGAACAAGAGATACAGGCACACAAGGACCACAAAGCCTGGGATCAAAAAAGGAAGGATATCAACGATTTATCTAGTCAGATCAGTCGCACGAAAATGGATGTTACACGGGAAGACAAAACGATTTCCAAGGTATCTAAAGAAATTGAGACTCTTGAAAAGCATGAATGTCACACATGCGGGCAGGCCTTCCACGACGGTAAGCACGAATCAGTTTTGGCGAGCAAACAGAAAGATTTGGCAACAGCTCGACAGAATTTCGACGAACATACACAGCTCTTATCAGAATTGGAGGCTGCCCATGAAGCCTTGGGCGTGTTAGGCAAGCCTCCCAAGATGTTCTATGACACCGAAGAGCAAGCAATACAACATCGCAGTACTATTGAAGGATTAGTAACACAAATAACTGGTAAAAAAGCAGAAGTTGATCCTTATGATGACCAAATTGATGAAATGACTAATCAAGCATTAGAAGAAGTATCTTACGATGCGCTAAACGATTTAACAAAATTACAGGAACATCAAGACTTTTTGCTTAAACTATTAACAAGTAAAGATAGTTTTATTCGTAAAAAGATTATTGAACAAAACTTATCCTACTTAAATGCTCGATTAACACACTATTTAGATCGTATTGGTTTGCCACATACTGTTGTATTCCAAAATGACTTAACTGTTAGTATCGAAGAACTAGGCCGTGAGCTAGACTTTGATAATTTAAGTCGTGGCGAACGCAACAGACTTATATTAAGTATGGCATGGGCGTTCCGTGATGTATTTGAGTCACTTTACACACCAATTAATGTATTGTTTATCGATGAAATGATCGATAACGGATTAGATACACAAGGTGTGGAGTCGGCACTAGCCTTATTGAAACAAATGTCGCGGGAACGACACAAAAGTATTTGGTTAGTAAGTCACAGAGACGAGTTAGCAGGGCGAGTAGAAAACATTCTTAAAGTAGTTAAAGAAGGCGGATTTACTAGTTATAACACAGATATTGAAACAGCATGATGAAATTTTTAAGTACCACAATATCAGCGATAACTATTAGTCCATGTCTTGGCTTTATGAAAATCAAACTATCGAAGTATTACCAGAAGACTGTATTGGGTTCGTTTACTTAATTACAAATACACTTTCTGGCCGGAAATATGTAGGAAAAAAATTAGCAAAATTTAGTAAAACAACATATAAAGTAGTAAAACTTAAAAACGGTAAAAAGAAACGCAAGAAAATCAAAAGTAAAATAGATTCAGACTGGCAACAATATTATGGCAGCAATATAGAGTTAAACAAAGACATCAAACAACTAGGCAGCGAAAATTTTACAAGAGAAATATTATACTACTGTAGGTCCAAGGCTGAATGTAGTTATATTGAAGCTCGTGAGCAATTTAATAGAAAAGTACTAGAAACTAAAGACTATTATAACGGACATATACAAGTTCGTGTACATGGTAGTCATATAATCAACAAAATTTAATCATCATTGTAAGGCATCATTAAGACAATGTTTGGTCGAGGTAGCTCGACTCGCAAGGAGGAACGGTGAGATACCCGGTCTGGATGAGCTTGTGTGTCAAAGGCAAATGCTAACTTAAGGCATCAAATGGTTTGGGCAACGTGAAACAGATACGACCCATGCTTATAGGACTTGGATTTATTATTGGGTCACTAGGGTTCCGTTGATATGTGAAGCTAGAGTAAGGGGTACCGGTCAACCGCCTCTGCGTCGTAAGACAATCTCTTTATAATAAATGACTGTGCAACTCAGATGAAGTTTGTAACAATCATGTTTGCCGTTTATACGGTGAATTGTGACCGATTAATCTAGATGAAGTATTCAAAAACAAAAATAAGACGAGCTGTTAAGCGAGTCTTAGATTAGCTACGCTAATCTTTCAATGTTAGAAGAACGGCATGCCCGACTTCTTAGTTGTTTCCATATTGTCTTTAATAATTTGTCCAATAAGTCTTCGTTCTGAAATACTTAAATGTAATGCTTGGTCGTAGAGTAATCCACCACGCATATACCAAGACATTCGTAACGCCTCTGCTCTAATCTCGTTTATTTCTTCATCCATGCCGTCAACATATTTGGCGACACCGTCAGAGTCCAAGGTTAGGAGGCGGGCCCGAAAAAACTTGTCATATCCAATGTAATATTTTGTTTATATTCATTTTCACATTGCCCACATTTGATATTAACAGGCTGCATTTCTGCTTGAGTTTTGTGCCCAATTACATATTCTTGAATACGATTAAACAGTCCACGGTCGCAGTTTTTCATAAATTCAGAAATATACTCAGGTTCACTTACCATAGCTTGTGGAGTCTTAATTGTAAGTATACTTTGCGACAACGCCATAACTGTCATTTCAGTCATCTTTTTAAGGGCTTGTGACATAGCAGCAATTTGCTGTGTGTCTACATTACCGTCAGTTGGTATAGACTGAAAAATTCGTTGTTCATCAAATTGTATTTTATTATTATCTGACAAATTTTTATAAGTCATTGGTTTAAAATAAATTTCAATATCACCTTGTTTAATAGCTTCGCTGTAATCAGGAGATTTAATTTTATCAATAACTGAACGCAAATCAACAGCATAATCATCGGTGGTATTACATTTTGGACATTGGGTAGCAAACTCCATGTCGTGTCCGTAACTGGCAATGCGAATAGCTACTAAAATAGTATCAATATCGATAGAAGGGATAGCCCACGCATCTTTGATGTTTGGTACACAACTTTGAATAACATTGATAACAGCTTGTCCACTGAACAATGCATCTGGTGTGCGATAAGTGATTTCATCGATGGCAGTCATGGGTAAAACCGGCAATTCCCCATTTTGGGGCATTTCCAATGCGCCAGGTGGGTAATAATTACCTTGGCTAGGCAATTTAATATAAATTGCCGGTTGTCTAAAATATTGGCTTAACGGGTTGTTCGAAATCATGTATTTTTCCTTGTATAAATATTAATTATGGCAGATCAACTCGACCCAAAAGATATTCAAGACATTGTCGACACTTATACTGAGCACTTAGCCCAAGGTATTCCAATTTCTGAAGAACTTGCTCAAAAAATGAAAGATGCTTCTACGGGCATCAAAGATTATACTAAAAATTTAAAAGCCAGCAAAGAAGCTTTGATGGGCAGTTTGAAATCCCTTGGTATGTCCATGGTCAATGGCGAATCTGGGGCCGCAGTTTACAACAATGCTATTAATGCTGGTGCTAAAACTTTTAGTAGTTGGGCAAAGAAAATTCCTATTGTTGGTAATGCTCTAGGTAAGGTAGCAGAAGCAGCAGCCACTTATGAAAATGCTGTTGCTGAACAAGCAGATGCATTATTTAAAAGTTATCAAGACATAAGTCGTTCTGGTATTGCTACCGGAATGCAAGATGCGTTTAAAAATTTACAAGACGCTGGATATACAATGAAAGAAATTGGCCAATACGGTCAATTAATGAAAGAAAATTCTGCAGTACTTGCGACCATGGGTGGCACCACTGCTCAAGGAGCAGCAGAGTTTGCTAAAGTATCAAAAAACATTAAAAATTCTCAATTAGAAACACAGTTCATGCGTATGGGTATGACTGTTAATGATATCAACAGTGGTATAGCAAACTATGTAAAAATACAGCAATTAAGTGGGTCAACATTACAACAAAATGACAAACAAATTGCAGCCAGTGCCGCTGAATATATTTTAGAACAAGATAAAGTAACTAAAGTAACAGGCCTTACAGCTGATCAACAAAATAAAATTTATGAAGGCGCTCTAGCTCAGGAACAATTTGCGGCTAAAACATTTCAATTACAGCAAGCGGCGGCAGCAGGTGACGAACAAGCAAAAGCTGAACTATCAAGAAATAGACAGTTAGTTGAATTTGCCATGGCCAAAGGCGGGCCCGAAGCAGCTAAACAAGCTCAGCTATACATAGCTGGAGCTGTCAATACAAAAGGTTATCAACAATTCCAAAGAAGTTTTGCTCAAACTGCCGACTACATAGATAAAGGCGGCACCGATGTAGGTAAAGCACAAAATTTATTAGTTAATGATGCTAAAGTGTTAGTCAAAGATCAAGCAAGATTAGGTCAATTTGGAGCATTCAATACCACATACACTCCAATACAAGAAGCAGGAAAATTAGCGGCAGCTTCGGTAAAAGATTATGCCGTAGCTAATAAAGATGCCGCTGAGCAACAGCAAAAACAAATAAAAGCTACCGACGAAGCTACTGGCGCCATGGTTGATACGACTATGGATCAACGGGACATAACTCAATCGGCTGATCATGTAATTAACAAAGGTGTCCCAGCAGTTACTAAAGGATTATCTGGATTATCTAGTGTCACACAACAATTAACCAGTGTGTTTGGACAGTTAGCTGGCAAACAAGGACAAATTGGTGGAGGTACAACACTACTGAATAAAATTGGTATAGGCGGAGCAGCTGCTCCGTCCGCAGCAGGTGGAGCGGCAGCAGGTGGAGCGGCAGCAGGTGGAGCGGCAGCAGGCGGAGCGGCAGCAGGCGGAGCGGCAGCAGGCGGAGCGGCAGCAGGCGGAGCGGCAGCAGGCGGAGCGGCAGCAGGCGGACCATCGGGCGTAGCAACTCCACCAGTGGTTACACCAATTACTCCACCTGCTGGAAAAGAAGGAGCGGCCAATGTAGATGCCCTTATAAAGTTTACTGGTGGCACAGGAGACAAAACGCATTTTCAACAATTAAATCCTTCGGTATTGAATAGTTTTGTTCAGATGGCTAGTGCTTATTTTAATAGTACCGGCAAAAAATTACAAGTTAATTCAGCTTTTAGATCGGTGGAAGAACAAGCTAATGTTAATTCTGGGACTAATCCCAAAGCTGCTCCTGGAAAAAGTTTACATAATTTAGGTAAAGCAGTGGATATTAATTCAAGCCAAGTTTCTGAATTACAATCCTCGGGATTGTTGGGTCAGCATGGTTTTAGTCCACTAGCAAACGATCCACCGCATATACAAATGCCCTCCGCAGCATCGGGTGGAATACTAAGTGGTCCAAAAAGCGGCTATCAAGCTATGCTTCATGGCAACGAAGCGGTAGTGCCATTACCCGACGGTAAAACAATACCAGTACAAAACAGCGGTGGCAGTGGATCGTCGGAACAAACTAATTTGCTTGCTATGGAATTAGGAAAATTAGAATCATTGCTTGGAGTTATGCAAAAGCAAAACGATATTACCAACAAAATATTAGCAAAACAAAGTTAAGGCATAACACATGGCAAAATTTAGTCTAGATGAAGCAACATCAATTGTTGATGAATACAATAGAAAATTAAATGCAAATGAACCTATTTCTGACGATTTAGCCAAGGCTATGAAAGATGCCTCGACAGGCATTAAAAATTATACTGATAATTTAAAAGCTAGTATTGATCAGTTAAAAGACACAACATTAAAAATGGGCAAGTCCTTAGTCCAGGGCGAATCTGGACTTAGTGTTTACAATGATACAGTAGAAGCTGGCGGTCAAGCCATGGGTGCGTGGGCTGAAAAAATTCCTATTGTAGGTGGAGCACTAAGCAAAGCCGCTAAAGCAGCAGCTAAAGCCATTGTATTAATTAACAAACAAGCTGATACTTTATTTCAAAATTATCAAGATATAAGTCGTTCTGGTTTAGTTACTGGAATGGGAGACACATTTAAAAATTTACAATCGGCTGGATATACTGTAGCTGAAATTAAAGAGTATGGCACTTTAATGAAACAAAATGCCACTACTTTAGCAACATTTGGTGGCACAGCAGCACAAGGTGCTAAAACATTTGCTGAAGTTGCTGAGTCAATACAAAAATCAGATTTGCAAACTAATTTTATGAACATGGGCATGACTGTTGGGGATATTAACAGTGGTGTTGCTAATTATATAAAAATTCAACAGTTAAGTGGTTCCACTAGGTCAGAATCTAATACAGAATTAAAAGAAAGCGCACAAGAATTTATAATGCAACAGGACAGGTTAACAAAACTAACCGGTTTAAATGCTGAGCAACAAAATAAAGTAATGGAACATGCTTTAGCAATGGAGCAATTCAATGCTAAAACACAAGAACTACAGCAAAAAGCAGATGCCGGTGACGAGTCTGCCAAAGCAGAAATAGCTCGTAATAAAGAAATTCTTGCGTTTACAGCATCTAAGTTTGGCCAAGCTACAGCAGATGACGCAGCACAATTTTTGGCAGGAGCAGTTAATAGCCCTGGATATCAAAGATTTCAAAGGGCATTACCGGAAGCCGCTAAATCAATAACTAACGGTGTAAAAAATGCCGGAGTAATCCAACAACAATTAGTAGAAGGAGCCAAAAAAACTGCAACTGAACAATCAACACTTGGTACAGTAGGTCAGTTTAGTAAAACTTTTGGTAATATGGCTGAATTTGTAAAAGCTGCTAGTTCTTCGGTTAATAAAGTGACTAAATCTAACGCTGTTATTACTAAACAAACAGAAGATCAAATAAAAGCTGTAGATGGTTCGGTTGGTAGTAGTGTTAAGTTAAGACAAAATCAAAGAGACACAACACAATCATTAGATAAGTTGACTAATGTAGGCGTTACTCCTGTAGCTAAAACTTTTTCTGCGTTGACTCGTGTAGCACAACAGTTAGCCAGTGTTGGCGGGCAAATGGCTGGTAAAGAAGGACAAATGGGTGGCGGAACTACTTTAGCAAATAAAGTTGGAATAGGAACACCACCTAGTGCCGCAGCGCC